ATTAATTGATTATATAGTGTGCATCGGAAAGTAGGGTTAACTATCTGATTTTTAGCCTAATAACACATCGGCAACATATCTATGACATATAAGCGGTTATATTGCAGCGAACGGCGCGAAAATAAATATTTCGCGTTTGTGTGTCGTAGAGATGTTGTGAATGTGTTATTATTTTGGTACTCGTTTGGGACTTCGGGTATTCGGGTACCAAAAGTACCAAATCGCTAAAGACTATGACTATGGCAGAGAAAATCAAAGAACCGGTGAGGCTCAGACGCAAGACGCTGACCAACGGCAATGTGTCGCTTTACCTCGCCATCAACACGGGAGCGGGACGCAGGGAGTATGAGTTTCTGCGCCTCTACCTCATTCCCGAAAAGACGAAGGCTGACAAGTTGCGCAACCGCGAAACGCTTGCCTTGGCCAACTCCATCAAGGCTCAACGTATTGTGGATATTCAGAATGGTGCCCACGGTTTCAAGTCGGACTTCAAGGAGCAGACTCTGTTTTTTGACTACTACCAGGCGCTGACCGAGAAGCGCAAAAAGAGGGAGACTAAAGGTAATTCCAGCAATTGGGCTTCTTGTCTGCGCCATATGCGCAAGTATGAGCCTCGCCGCAATATCACCTTTGCCGACATTACGCCTCAGTGGGTGCAGGGGTTCAAGGATTATCTTGAGGATGAAGCGGAGGCTTTCGGTTGCGACCACCGCAAGCGTAAGGACCGGCATCCGTTGTCGCAGAACTCTAAGCAGTCGTACTTCAACAAACTTCGTGCCTGTCTGCGTCAGGCTTACGAGGATGGTATCATTCGTCAGAATCCTATGCGAGGTATTCTCGGCTTCTCTTCGCAAGAGGGCATGCGGCAATATCTTTCGCTTGATGAGGTCAAGGCTATGGCGGCGGCTGATTGCAACTATCCCGAGGTGAAGCGAGCATTTCTGTTCTCGTGCCTGACGGGGCTACGACGAAGCGACATTGTAAAATTGACTTGGGGTGAGGTTACGCAGCTGGGCGGCAGGACGCGCCTTGTGTTCCGTCAGAAGAAAACGGGCGGTCAGGAGTATCTCGACATCACTCCTCAGGCGGCTGACCTCATCGGTGAACGCGGCAATGCTAAAGGGGACGACAAGGTGTTCGGAAATATTCTCAATCCTTCAGACACTAACGACAATCTGCGTATCTGGGCTCTGCGCGCCGGGGTTGATAAGCATATTTCATTCCATTGTGGCCGGCATACTTTCGCGGTTCTCATGCTTACTCTCGGCACCGACATCTACACGGTGAGTAAGCTGCTTGGTCATCGTGAGCTCAAGACGACGCAGATATACGCCAAGATTGTTGATGAGAAAAAGCAGGAGGCCGTCGACAATATCCCGCCGATTTTTTGACCACCAGTCCCGACTCCACACATGAGCTACGCTGACAATCGGCGTGGCTCTTTTTCTTTTTCGCGCAACTTTTTCATTTTTTTTGCCTTGAAGCTAAAAGAAGAAATTTTCCTCGCGCTTACGTATACACGCGCGCATCGACGAGATATATTTTCCTTTTATAGAAATACGTTAGTATTTCTTTTTATCAAAAGAAAGGTTTCGGAAGAAATGCCCTTTTCTTCGGAAGTTTTCCGAATTTATAGCGATAACTTCCGAAAGAATGGGTATAACTTCGGAAGAAATAGCAATAACTTCGGAAGTTAAGCACATAAATGGGTAAGGAATTTTAGCCAAAAATCTGCCCCAAATGCCCCCAAATCAGCCTGTTTTTAGACCTGCAAAATCAACGGTTCTTCGCTTGTTTCGTAGTAAAAAATCAAAAAGGGAATTTATGCCCTTTTCTTCGGAAGAAATAGCAATAACTTCCGAAAGAATGTGCTTAACTTCGGAAGAAATAAGAATTATTAGGGAAGAAATGCCGTAAACTTCGGAAAGTATTGTCTTAATTGGGGAAAGAATGGCTATAAATGGGGAAATAAAAATGCCGAGCGATTTGCGCCCGGCTTGCGGTCTAAATGTAGACAAAAATAGACGGCTTAGTTGTCGTTTTCGGCAGCGAGCTTCGCAAGTCGCTCCTCGATTGTAGTAGTGATATCACCTGACAACGACACCTCGGCAGACACTGATTGCATCTGCGGTGTGTGATACCGCAGCAACCTTTCCTGTATGGCGGCGCGGTCTTTTGCCTCCATCATCATCATATCAACTTCAAAATCGGAAACAACAAGCGGATTGCCGTCTGCGTCTTGCAGGATTACGGTACTGTATATGTCGCCCTCCTTAGTCCTAAACTCTAATTGGCGTGGGGTGCCGTCCCCATTCGTTTGTGGCCGTGGTGTAAAGTAGGCCATTGAATGGGCGCGCAGATGCTCTTTGAGTGGGTTTGGTTTGTTGGGAGTGCCTTTTTGCCGGCCTCCGGTCTTTCGTCCTTGTGCCATGCGACTAATAAGTTAAAGATGTGATGCAAAGGTATGGGTTTATCTTTGCTCGATAATTATAACTTTTTAATTTCTACAACAATGGCAGCAGCAGGTGGTATTATACAGGCCGCGATGGAGCTCGTTAAGGAGAAGGAGCGGCAAGGTGACAAGGCTATGGACAGACTGCATGACGGGTTCAAGAACCAGATGCAGCTCACTGCCGGTCAAGGCAGTTGGACGAGCGATGCCAAGCCGTCGCAAGTGGTCAAGGAGAAGGAGACTGTAAAAGAAAAGGTGAATGAGCCGGAGGAAAAGGAGGAGGCAGCGCCGTCTGCTTCGACCACTCCTACAGCTTCTACCACGACCTCTGCTTCGACAGAGGAGAAGAATGAGGAGGATAACATTGCAGACATGGGTATTCTCAGCCTTGCGCAGGGAGCAAGTAAGTAAATCGTTTAATTTTATCATCGTAATAACTATATGGGTATAATAGGCAGTGCAATAGGTGGTTCTCTGGGTATCGGAGCAAGTATCTTCGGCGGTGTGAGTGCATCTAAGGCTATGAAAAAGGTTAAGCAAAATCTTGAGGGTCGGGTGAAGGAGAACCAGAGCTGGTATGACCGTCGGTATAACGAGGATGCGACGCAACGGGCGGACGCACAGCGCATACTCACTCTGACTAATGAGAATATACGTCAGCGCAATCAGAATGCGGCAGGTGCTCAGGCGGTGATGGGCGGCACTGATGAGAGTGTTGCGGCTGCCAAGGCTGCCAATAATCAGGCATTGGCTGAAGCTGCCTCTCAGATAGCGGCGGCCGGCGAGCGTCGCAAAGACCAGATTGAGGCGCAGTATAGGGAGACCAACGCAGAATTGAACGATAAGCTGATGAATCTTGAGCAGGCGAAGGCGCAGAATGTGGCGCAGGCTGTTCAGGGTGTGGCTCAGGCCGGGTCTAACATGGCGAGTGTGATTTAATTGTATGTTATGGGAGAACAGAATAAACCAATCACGGATGCACGGGTGTCGGATGTAGGCGACCGTGAGGATAGCGGTTTCAATCCATCCGGCACAGGTGCAGACTCAGGTCAGTCTTCGGATGGTTCGTCGTCTACTTCATCCACAAATGTCAGGGAAACGACGGCGAGGTCTGTTGCAACGACTGTTCCGGATGAGTTCAGAGGGAGCAGTAATCAGGCGCTGATTGATTATCTTGAGCGGAAAATCAAGGAGCATAGGCCTTTGTCGGATGCAGATTTGGCTAAGATACGACGCAGACAGAAAGCAGAGGGTGTCATCAGCGGTATTTCCGATGCTGTCATGTCTGTGGCAAATCTTGTAGCCACACACCACTATGCTCCGAATATGTATAATCCTAAAGAGGGTATGTCGGCCAAGGCTAAGGAGCGTTTTGACCGTGAGAAGGCGGAACGGGAGGCTGAGGATGACAGATATTTCAATTATGCCATTACCCTTGGCAGGCTTCGCGATGCAGACAAGGCGCGAGGGTTGCAGGCATGGCAGATTGAGCAGACTCTCGCCCGGCAAGACCGTGCTTACAATGCCGGGCGTCAGGACCGACTGGAGGATAAGGCTCTCGATGAGCAGGTGCGCAGGGAGCAGGGCGAGCGTTGGCAAAAGCAGTTTGACGAGGGTGTGCGTCAGTTTGATGTGAGTTCTGCCAATGACCGCAAGCGTCTCGACCTTGAGGGTCAGCGTCTTGCCAAGTCGATGAGCGAGGGGCGTATGACGTTCAATCTGGGTTCGGGTCACGGTAATGTGACGTTGTCGTTGGACAGGCTCAATGCTCAGACGGTTTCGCGTATTTACAGTACTCTGCCGGAGGCGGCTCTGTATAATCCCAAGAAGGATGTGTATGGCAATGCAGTAATGGACTCTGAGGGTAATATACAATATGACCGGAATAATCCGAAGCTCAAGGGAGAGCCGATTGTGAGGAATGGTTTTGTCGTCGGTTACAAAGAGCCGACGACGGAGGCTATGCTTATTGCTATCGGTGCCAATGTGGAGAGTTCTCCGGCGACACAGAGTGCTATCAAACAGGTGGCAGGTTTGGAAACCGGCAAGAAGCCGGCAGGTTATTAATGACATTCATTATCACTATATATGGCTAATCCTAACGATAATTTACGCAGACTGTATCAGAACGGCTTGAAACATTTCTCTCTGCCGGATTTCGATACTTTCCAACAGGACATGAAGGATGAGCAGAAGCGTAGGCGCTTCTATTCGAATATGCAACAGGCCTATGAGCTGCCCGACTTCGATACATTCTCAACGGATATTGGCGCAGTTGCTCCTCCGGCCCCGGCACAACCGGCAGCACAGGCTCAGCAACATCAACAGGCTGTTGCGCCTGCTGTCCGGCCAATTAATGACACCACCGCGCAACAGGCGACTGCTGAAAGCGGTACAATGCCGGCACAATCGGCAGATTGGGCTCCATCTCCGATGCAGCAACGTGCGTTCCAGATGGACGCTGATGCTGCTAATGCGCGGTTCGAGAAGCAGGGAGAGGATTTACAGCGGCTCCTTGAGGGTATGCGTAAGGGTAATAAGCCTGGGGCGTTTCTTGGGGAGCGAGAGTTCAATCCTCAGACCGGTCAGATGGAAACGGCATACTACACTGCTCAAGGTGAGCGAGTATCCACTGCTGAGCAGCGAAGTCGAGCCAATACTGAATATCATCAGTGGTGGGAGAATAATACCGAAGCAGGTCGACGGTCGAGGGAGCAGCGTCTTCAGCGTGAGTTCGAAGACCGTCTGTCAGGTCTTTGGCAGCGTCATAATCCTGCCGAAGGCGAGAACGCTGCTGAGCAGGCATGGTCTTCGGCGGAGGGTCGTCAGAAAGTGTCAGTCGACCGTAATGCAGAGCGTAATTGGGGTGGGTATGCCGCTATTGGCGGCGGCCGCGAGATGCGTGTGGTTTCTTCTTCGATGAACCGTCAGGATGATTTGGTGGACCAACTCGGCAACTTCGACCTTGACAGGCTCATGAATGATTCGTGGGATAATCTCGGAGAGGAGGGACAGAAGGCTCTTATTGACGATTGCTATAAGATGTTGCGCTACCGCTATCCGGGAGCAGATGAACTTGAGTTGTATAATTATGCCGGGGATTTTGCAAGGCAGCAGTCGGATCTTCGTCTCTATAATCTTGCGGTAGAGAAAAACAGGCCTCAGAATGAGCTGGAGTATCTCCGGCGCAAGATTGGCGATATGAACTTGCTGATGAATGTGAGCAAGGGTTTGGCTGTATCGCAAGCCAAAACTACCGGTGATATGGCTGCATACGAGGCTGCCAATGAAGGATACCGTCAGGACGGTCACAAAATTCTTGACGTGGCAGGTACGGTTGCAGGGTTTGCTCTTGACCCTACGGCATGGTTGTCGGCAGGTGTCGGGGGCGCTGCCGCCAAGGGCGCAATGTGGGTCGGAGGTCGTTTCCTTGCCGGTAGAGGAGCATCTGCAGCAGTCTCCCAAGCCGCCGCACGTCAATTCGCAACTACCATGACAGGCCGTATTGTTGGAGGTGTCGCCGGTGGTGCAGCCAACTTTGGCACATTTGAGGGTATCAAGGAAATTGAGAGTCAGTTTGCCCACGGCGGCAAGGTTGCCACTATGGATGAGGATGGCAATCTACTCCGAGAGGGCCGATATGTCGATGAGGGTTATTCAGCATCAGCCGTGGGCGGTCAGCTAATGCACGGTCTCGGCATGGGCGCTGCTATCGGTTGGCTCGGTCCTGTTACGGGCAATGTGTCTGACAAACTTGTACGAGGAGGCGGCAAGTTGTTTGGCAAGGAGATGCCGGGTATTGCCGATGCTTACGGAAAAGCTGGCGCACGTGCCGGGTTGTATGCCGGAGCAACGGTGCTCGAAGGCACTATCTTCTCTGTTCCCGAATGGATTGAGGGCAAGCGTGACGGCTTCGATGTGTGGACAGACAATATGGCCATGATGGCAGGTTTCAAAGCCAAGCACATGCTCAAGAGTGCGGGCAGCGTCCTCGGAGACCTTAAAGCATCCTTTGAGAGTCCTGCCAACGGCAGAAAGAACCGTCTGGACTTTGAGAGCCGTCTGCGGATGCGCATGGATGCTCCTTCTGACGGCGGTCTTGCACTGACAAAGGATGAGCAGGACGAGCTTAGCCGGCATGGCTATGGCGACTTGCGCGACCTTGTGGAGAGTGCGGAGCGCACCGGTGATGCCTCTCGTGGTGAACTGATTAGCGCTAACGCTCCCGAAATTGTCAGCCGTCTTACTGATATGGTCAGGGATGCTCGCGTCAGTGAGGCTGCTCGAGCCAAGATGTACTATTATGCCACGGGGCGAAAGCTTTCGGAGTCTCCCATTCTGCGAGGCGAACTGTTTGAGGATGGCAACGGCGGTTTCATTGTGGAGTCGCAGGGAGCTAACGGTGTTATCACTTCACGGTCGTTTGCGAGTCGTAAAGCGGCAGACCTTGAGTTGGGTCGCATCAAGAGGCAGGCTGAGCTTAACAGCATTGAGCTTGGCGAGCGTTTTCAGCAGACATTAGACTTTGAGAGCCGTCTGCAGGACGCTTGTCGCACTGTTGCCGGAGAGTATGGCTGGGATGTGG